GTGAATTCTACCCCTACCAATGAGGAAGAGGAAGATCCACTGAGTTACTTTGCTAAGTTAGCAGAAAGTTAATTAGGTCAAAACAAAATTGACCTTTTAATTCCAAAATACTGGGAAAAAAATTCCCAGTATTTTTTTGTCCCTATTACTTTTTTTATTCGTATATTCTAATGTTTTCTCCTCTGACAACATCCTTAGAAACATATTGTGTGCTTCCTTTTTGATACTTCATTAATCTTTCCATTTCCTCTATTATTAATCCAACAAATCTAGGTTTAATTACATTTATATTTCTTTTCTCATCATTGATTTTATCCTCATAGACTTCATTGGTAATCTCAGTCACTGTATTAGTGCTAACAGTCACTTCTTGACTTATTCCAGTATCAAAGAAAGTTACAGAAAAATCAGATGGAACTTCTAATCCTTTTGGAACAATTACTTTACCAATAGAGTTTTTTATCTCTTGTGTTTCATAATGATGAATGCCTTGTATACCTGCATCTGATCCATATTTGTTAATTAAAAAATCATAATATGATTTATGCTCTAGTGGCCATTCTTGTTGTAAGTTTATAATATTGTTTGCAATTAATATTAACCAATCTAAATTAGGATCACCATAAATTTTAAATGCCACATTATCAGGTCTTTCATCTGAAATAATTTGATACTTTGTAAAGTAAGTTAGATCATTAAATACCTGTTCTGATATTCTAGTTCTTTTGAAAAGATTTTTGACTCTAACATAATCTGATATATTCTGTGCCTTTGAAAGACGACTCACATAGTCAAAATCTGGTACGTATCTGAAAAACTTTTTTGCCATTGTTAGAATCCCATACTTTCTGCTTCATCACTTGAACCATCTTTACCACCATACTCATCTGCATAGATTGGTTCAATCTCTCCAAATGACATTGCTATTGTATATGCTGTCATAGATGGTGTATCTCTATAAGTCATGTAAGAACCATCTGGTGTGTAATTTACAGAGAAATTAGTGCAAGCACATGGTTTGAACTTATTCATGAAAGGATGTTGTTCATTGTTCTCACCAAGTATATATTCTAGTTCAAAAATTCTAGGAGTTTTTAAGAATAATGCTTGTGGAGATCTTTGAGGAGTCATGTTTCTTTTCATTGCTCTAATCATTCTACGCACTATCTTTGCTTCCTCAGGATCTCTAGGAGTGAGTGTAAAATTAAAACTAAAACTTCTTAGATTAGGACCACTGAATAATAATTCTAAATTAGGATTAATTACTTGACCTGTAGAACGACCTAATACGTTAGCACCAACTGCTTGACCTGCAAAGAAAGCTGCTATTGCTTTTTTAGATTCATCAGTTGTTGCTAATTTACCTAAATCACCTACATCTTGCACTAACTTTGCAGCTGCTTCTCCTACATTACCCTCTCCCAATTTTTCAATAGTGCCCATTGCTGCATTAGCACCCATTCTTTGAAGTTCATTTAGTCTATCACCACCCCAGTTGACTGATGTTGTTTCTGATAGTTGTGGTTGCATGGGTAATTGAATAGTTTCATAGGATCTAACAAATCTTTTATTGGGACCTGTAAAACCTGTTTTTTTCTTATCACCAGCTTCAAGACCACTTGCAACATAATCAAATGCTTTAATCTGAATATAATCATATCCAAATTGTTCTAAACTTTGACGAGGATACCTAAGTATCTCCTGAGTTCCACCTACAGCAAAAGTCTCTTTGGTGGCATTTGGTACAGTTGATGTTGTAATTGGTGATACTTCACCTTGTATATCTGAATTTAATTCATTGGGATTTACCTCAGAGGCATTTTTCCCTAAAGATTTAAATCCAATAGTGTTTATTAATCTAGTGTGATTTGCTTTTGATTGAGCATCATTGTTTTGTATTGCTTGTTTTGATAGACTTATAGTTGCTGCTTTTGTATTTTTTAAAACAGTGTCAAACTGTGTAGCATTTTGTCCAGTAAATATAGCATCAAAATCAACCTTAGATCCTACGCTTATTATATTACCATCTGGATTATAAGAATATAACTCTGTGCCAAAACCCTCCAACAAACCATTATCTTCATAGACAGTGTGCTTGCCATTTGCTTTATTTGCTATAACTATTAAATTTCTATTTGTCTGAACAGTTCCAACTAATTTTTTGACATTAAAATCACCCCTATATTCATTGGGGTCATCTTGAACTGACCATCCTGTAGTATCTTGTGACATATGCGCACAATTTTTATATATTTATCTTAAAACTTTGATATGGAATAGAACGTAAGTCATTCCTACATCTGGGACAATCTCAGTATCAGTTAGAGTTTCAGTGATAGCAAGCATCATATCATCTGGATCACCCATAGCGATGATATCACTTACGACGTGTTCTAGTCTGTTTTCTGTGCTTTCTTGATACTCCTCTTCCATAGAGTTGATCTTCTGTTATGATTTTGAATTCTAAACTATTGTCCTTACAAAATTCTCTAGCATACTTCCACTTTGCTTGATTAACAGCATAAGTCTTTACCTCAGTAATATATGCTTTAGTAACTCTAGATTTTTTCTTTGGTTCAACAGTTTGTTTTTTAGGTTTGATCTCAATGACATATTTTTTCAACTTACCATCTGATTCCTTAACCTTAATCAAAAAATCTGGATAATATCTATGTCTTTTATTATCTATAGGAGAAATATAAGGAATTGAAAATTCCTCAGATGCCCAAGTAACTATATTATCATTTGTATCACAGTAATTGCAGAATGTTCTTTCCCAATTACTTCTACAAATAATCTTGGAGGAGTCTCCAATATATTTCTCAGGGTTTCTAGGTTTAAAGATACTTTTGTAAGTACTTCCCATTTCACCTACATAGTAATAGTAATATAAAATTATTTATAGATGGGAAATATAAGACCCAGACCCTATAAAACCTCAGATTTGAAGAGTAAGATAACTCATCTTGCTCAAACTTCAGTATATCAGGTTAAAATTCAACTGCCTTCTGGTTTATTGAGTTTTCTGAGAGAGGGTGGTAGAGGTTTAGATTACAATCGTAGTGGAGAGGATATAGAATTACTTTGTGAGTCTGCTGTTTTGCCTGGTTCATCCTTTGCTACTCATGATGTCACCAATGATTATGCTGGTGTGAGTGAAAAGATGAACTATCGTAGAATGTATGATGGAACTCTAGACTTGTCATTTATGGTTGATCGTAATTACAATGTAATTGAAATGTTAGATGGTTGGCTTGATTTTATGTCAGGAGTTGGATTGACAGGAAGTAGAACATCATATAAAAGTAACTTTGTTAATTATAGAATGACATATCCTACTGAATATAGGACTGAAATATATCTTGCTAAATTTGAAAAAGATGTTGGAGGACCTGAAGTACCAGGTGAAAGTCCAAAACAATTATTATACACTTTTGTTGGAGCTTATCCATCAAGTGTAACATCAACACCAGTTTCATATGGTGCTAGTGATATATTAAGAGTAAATGCATCATTCTCATATATTCGTTATGTAAGAGAGAGAAGAAATGTAAATTCAAATCCTTTTGATTCTCAAAGACCAGAGTTTTCAAACTTAGATGCAGGAAGAATTTTTATTACCTAATAAAGTCACATATATATAATACTGATAATTTTGAGTTGAAATGCCATTACCTACCATTGCAACTCCAACATATGAGTTGGAGTTACCTTCATCAAAACAAACAATTAACTATAGACCTTTCCTTGTTAAAGAAGAAAAACTTTTAGTTCTTGCATTAGAGAGTGAAGATACGAAACAAATTACAACTGCTATCAAAGCAGTGATTAAGAGTTGTATCCTTACTAAAGGAATCAAAGTAGAGGAGTTACCTACTTTTGATATTGAATATCTATTTCTTAATATCAGAGGTAAATCTGTTGGAGAAGATGTAGAAGTAAATTTAATTGCTCCTGATGATGATACAACCTCTGTTCCTGTTACTATTGCAATTGATGATATCAAAGTAGTGGAGACTGAAGATCATACTAATAAAATCAAAGTAGATGATGATTTAATGATGGAGATGAAGTATCCATCACTGGATCAGTTTATTAAAAGCAACTTTGATTTTAATGAAGACAACAATATGGAAAGATCATTTGATCTCATAGCAAATTGTATTGATAAGATTTATAATGAGGAGGAAGTTTGGTCTACTGCTGATTGCACAAAGAAAGAAGTGGTTGGTTTCTTAGAGCAAATGAATTCAGCACAATTCAAAGAGATAGAAAAATTCTTTGAGACAATGCCTAAGTTATCTCACACTGTTGAACTTACTAATCCCAAAACTAAGAAGAAGAGCACTGTAGTGTTGGAGGGTTTATCGTCTTTTTTCGCGTAGCCATGGTTCACATGGATCTGGAAAATTACTATAAACTAAATTTTGCTTTGATGCAGTACCATAAATATTCATTAACTGAGATTGAAAACCTCATACCTTGGGAACGTGATGTTTATGTCACACTTCTAAAACAACATCTAGAGGAAGAAGAACTCAAACGCAAGCAAAATGCCTAAGACTGCTTCTAAAAAACCAATAACTGCTGATAAACTTGGTTTAGCTGAGTCAATGGTTGGTGCTGGCAAAAAAAGAAGAGGTAGACCAAAGAAGTTAAAGACATTAGAAGAAGTAAAAGCAGATATAGACAGAAGAAATCCAACCTATGTGAGTCCTGTTACAGGGGGGAGATTACCAGGTGTAGCACCTGAGGAACTTAAAGATAAGAAAGAGGATGCTCTACAATTTCTAACTGATAGAGTTACTAATAATGAAATAAAGATTACCAAACTTAAGAATATTCTTAAGTTAAGAAGAGAGAATGATAAAAAAGATGATGTCATGAATTTTCTTTCAAATGTTCTTGAGTCTAGTCTCATTAAGATAGAAGAGAATCTGAATAAAATTCTTGGTAACTTTGATGAGCAAATGGATGCAGACAAAGAAAAACAAGATGAGTTAAGAGTTCAGTCAGATGAGGATAGTGACAAAGCAAGGGAAGCAAAATTAGAAGGAAAAGTTCCTAAAGAAAAATCTATGTTGGGTAAATCCATTGACAAGGCAACAGCTCCTGTCAAAGGTATTTTTGATAGTATTATGAAATTCTTCACAAATGTACTCTTAGGTAGTGCTGTGATGGGTTTATTGAAAATTCTTGAGAAACCTGAAATAATCATGAAACCATTAAGAGATTTTACTAATGGAATCATAGGTTTTGTTAATACTTTGATAAAAGGAATAAACAGATTTGTTTTAGGTCCCATTAATTTTGTAATACAAGGATTACTTGATGGACTACAATTTATTTTAAATCCATTTGGAGCTATAGCAAATAGATTTGGTGCTGACTTTGATTTGCCTTTAGATAAGTTCAGAGAAAAAATACCACCAGCACAAATACCAGAGGTTCCAAAAATAGAACCAAAGGCAGAAATGCAAGGTGGTGGTGAGGTGCCTGGTCAAGGAACAGGAGATACTGTACCTGCAATGTTAGAACCAGGTGAATTTGTGATGAGTAAAGGTGCTGTTCAAAATGAAGGACTTGAAAACCTAGAACAGATGAATGCAGAGGGTGGTGGAACTAATAAACCAATCATGAAAGGGGGGACAACATATGCAAAGGGTGGTGGATCTATAGGAATTAAAGGAAGTGGTAATACAGGAAAGATGGAGATGAAAAATAAAGATGGAAAGAAAGTAGGAAAAACTTATGATGTAGTATCTGGAGCACCAGGCACAGAGGGTATATCACAAAAGATGAGAAAGGATATGCCAGGTAAAGGATATCCAATGCCAGATGGAACATA